AGGTACTGTTGCTGGCATGCAAACAAGCGGACCGAGCGAGCGAGTGTCGCGAGATCTTGGCGAAGTCCGGCCTCGTGCAAGTGGACCGGTTCGGCAGCGAACAACCGCACTGGGCCATCGAGACCGAACGGAAGGCGAGCCAGGCGGCGGCCCAATTGGTCAAGCAGGTGTGTTCGGCCATCGGCAAGGATGCTGTGGCCGACGCAGTGCAGGAGGACTTCTTCGGGTGACCTACGTTTTCTCCGAACCACACGCCAACAAGATCGAGCAGTTCTTTGCTCAGCAGTTGCGGTACGTCGAGGGGACCAAGGCGGGGCAGCCGTTCGTCCTCGAGCCGTGGCAACGGAAGATTGTCCGCGACCTGTTCGGCTGGCTGCGGGAGGATGGCACACGGCGGTATCGGTTGGCCTACATCGAGGTTCCCCGGAAGAACGGCAAATCGACCTTTGCGGCTGGGATCGCGCTGTACCTGTTGCTGTGCGATCGGGAGGAGCGGCCCCAAGTCTATTCATGTGCCGGTGACCGAGAGCAGGCGGGGATCGTCTTCAGGGCGGCCCGCGAGATGATCACGGCAGGGACTCCGACGCTACAGGCCGAAGCGGACCTGAGACAATACGAGATCCGTGGGAACCGTCGCGGCGGATGGTATGCGGCAACTTCGGCGGAAGCGTATTCGGCCCACGGCAAGAGCCCTCACGGGATCATCTTCGACGAACTCCACACACAGCCCAACCGGCAGTTATGGGACGCAATGTTGTCGGGGCGCGGAGCCCGCGCTAACCCCCTTGTGGTGGCGATCACAACGGCAGGACATGACCGGTCCTCGATCTGCTGGGAGATGCACCAGCGAGCAGCGGCTGCGATTGCCGACCCGGACTCCGACCCTACGTTCTACGGTGTGATCTACGGGGCTGACCCGGCCGACGATTGGACATCGGAAGAGGTGTGGCGCAAGGCCAACCCCAACCTCGGCGTCTCTGTCTCTCTGGACTTTCTGCGGGACGAGTGTACGGCAGCACGGAACAACCCGGCAGCGGAAAACGTCTTTCGCAATCTGTACCTCAACCAGTGGACCGAGCAGGCAGTGCGCTGGATTCAGATGCACCACTGGGACCAGTGCCGGATGGACTTCGACTTGTCGGAATTCTCGGGCGATCCGGTCTGGTGTGGGTTGGACCTTGCATCGACTCGCGACATCAATGCATTGTCGATGGTCTTCAAACGCGATGGTGATTACTACGTGAGGTGTCGCTACTGGATGCCCGAAGAAGTCGCGGACATTCGCGGGAAGCAGGACCGCGCACAAGCCAAGCGGTGGGCCGCACAAGGGCTGATCACGCAGACCGATGGGAACGTGGCAGACTACGGGGTGATCTGTGCGGAGCTGTGCGAGGTGGCCGAGCGGTTTGACCTGCAGTGTTTGGCTTATGACCCCTGGGGACCGGCCCGGGCGATGGCCCAGCAGTTGGCGGCAGCGGGGTTCCCTGCTGAGCGGTTGAAGGAATTCCGTCAGACCATCGGTAGCTTTGCGGCCCCCTCGAAGGAGTTCGAGCGGAGGATTGCCAACCAGACACTACATCACGACGGCGACCCGGTGCTGAGGTGGATGGCGGGAAACGTAGCGGCGGAGCGGGACAAGAGCGATAATATCCGGCCTAGCAAGTCCCGATCTGCGGACAAGATTGACGGCATCGTGGCAACCATCATGGCGATGGGAACCGCGATGGTGGCGGACGAGGTGGGCAGTGTGTACGACACGAAAGGGAGTCTGTCACTGTGAGCATCATTGCAGGGATTCGGCGGGGTCTGGCGAATTGGATCGCGCCGGAGGCCCGGGGCATGTCGCAGCAGGTGGCCGACGCCTTGATGCCTCGGAGTTCCAGCGGAGTGGCGATCACCGAAACGTCTGCAATGACCGTTTCGGCGGTGTACGCGGCGGTTCGCGTGATTGCCGAGACCATCGCCCAGCTTGAATGGGAAGTCTACGAGCGGCAGGACGAGGCGAATATCGAGCGGTACGACCATCCATTGCGGCTGCTGCTGGACCAAGAACCTAACGGCGAGATGACCGCGTTCTCGTGGCGTATCGCGATGCTGTCAAGTTTCTATCTCCACGGGAACATGGTCGCGGAGATCGAACGCAACCGGGGCGGGCGGCCTGTCTCTCTCTGGTGGATTCACCCGGCCCGCGTGGCGATCAAACGGGACACCACGAAACGCATCTACTACGAGGTGACCGACGAACACGGGTTGAATCCTGTACGTCTCGATCCGGTCGATGTGTATCACGTCCCCCTAATGGCGGCTGATGGGATCGTCGGGAAGGGGCTGGTCCAGCGAGCCCGGGATTCTTTCGGTCTCACCCTCGGCATGGAGCAGTACAGCGGCAGCAGCTTTGCCAACGGAGCCCGCCCCGGTGGCATCCTCAAGCATCCCGGTAAGCTGACGACCGACGCGAGGCGGAACATCCGCGACGAGTGGGACGCGATGCATCGGGGGGCGGACAAGGCCGGGAGGATCGCCGTTCTCCAGGAGGGCATGGAGTTCCAGGCCATGCAGATGAGCGCGGTGGACGCCCAGCTTTTGGAGCAACGGCAATTCCAGATTGCGGAAGTCGCGAGGTGGTTTAACATCCCCCCCCACCTTCTGCGGGATCTGAGCCGGGCGACATTCGGCAACATCGAGCATCAGTCGATCGAATACAAGACATACACCATCAGACCTCTTGCCGTGGCAATGCAGCAGGAGGCACATAGGAAGCTATTCAGCCCTGCCGAGAAGCCCACCTACTTCACTGAGCTTGACCTCGATGATCTATCGTTGGCAGACCTCAAGAGTCGCTATGATGCCTACGCTGTGGCCAGACAGAACGGATGGATGAGCGCGAACGAGATCAGGGACCGAGAAGGGATGAATCCGATTCCGACCGAAGACGGTGACGCCTATTTGATCAATGGAAACATGGTCCCACTCACCACGGCCATGCAGGCGACCCCGACCCCAAGCGTTGGACAGACGAGCGTCGCACAGGCGGAGGAGGACGATTCTCCAGACCTCGGCGATGCACTGCGGTCGATTCTGGAGAACGACCTTACCCGGCTGCTGTCGAAGGAACGCAATGCGGCGACCCGTGCAGCCAACAAGCCGGGCGAGTTCCTCGGGTGGCTGGATGCGTTTTACGCGGAGCATGCGGCCACACTTGAGCAAGCAATCGGCCCGACGGTGCGAGCCTTGGGGATTCACATGCGGCAGTCTCTGGACCCGGCGGACATCGTGGCCCGTCACGTCGAGCAGTCTCGCCAGGCCTTGTTGACCGCGTGCGAGGTGTCAGCGGACAAGCTAGCGGAGAGTGTCGAATCGGTAGTGTCCCGATGGGATGCACGGAGGGCGACCGAGTTTGCCCGGGAGGTGGTGCGATAATGGACCGAGAATACCGGGCATGTGCCGAGATCGAACTTCGGTCTGAGGCAGACGGCAAGGTAACCCTTCGGGGATATGCGGCAGTCTTTAATTCGCTGTCGCAAGACCTCGGCGGTTTCACGGAGATCATCCGGCCAGGGGCGTTTACCAGGACACTGGCAAGCGGTGCTGATGTGCGGCTGCTGGTCAATCACGAGGGGACCCCGCTGGCCCGCACCAAGTCCGGCACACTGCGACTGGCGGAGGATCAACGGGGGCTGCGGATGGAGGCGGACTTGGATCCGACCGACCCCGACGTACAGGCGTTGGTGCCGAAGATCCGCAGGGGCGACATGGACCAGATGAGCTTTGGGTTCACGACCAAGAGCGACATATGGCGACAAGAAGGCGAGCGGCAGATCCGCGAATTGCACAACGTTGACCTGTTCGACGTGTCCGCTGTGACGTACCCCGCCTATCAGGCAACTGAGATGGCGTTGCGTTCGCTTGCCAAGGCGCGAGCGTCGCAGGGGATGCCTTTCGATCTGGCCTCGAAGAAAATCCAGTTGGCGAAGCTGAAGACGTATTGACAGTCGACTGCAAGTCAGTACGATTTAACACAGATTGATGCTGCCGGAACAAACGTCCCAGCCCG